GCTTTTAATTTATGATACATACGATCACATTTTTTGGCTTCATTATCATAACCTTTTTCTCTCATCCATTTACCTACTACTTTATAATTCGTGTGTTGTTCAATATAATCTAATATACCAACAGAACGTTCAATCTTTCTTTGAAATTGTTTATGAGAAATATTACCTTCAATTTCTTCTAGAATATACTTATAAAAGGGATTTTCAGATGGAACTTTTTCGTTAGTAAGCATTTGACTCATTGGATCATCTAATCTTTTTTCAGTGTTACGTATAGTATCTTCTATTCTTTCAAAAGGTTTTTGAATATATTCTAATAGTGGAACTTTGTCTCCTTTCCAGAAAAAGTAAAATGTTCTATCTCGTACTTGACCCAATCCATGTAATATAGATTTAGTTTTAAATATAGACATAGTATATCCATTGGATTCAGCAATTTTACGTAGTTTTTTAACTACTGGTTTACCCATTTTAGATGCTAAGCGAGGAGCGTTTTCTCCCCAAAATACTTTTGGATGTACTGAACCTAGAATATATTCTGCTGATGTGACCATCCAATCATTTGCTTCATTCGTTGATGAAGCATAAGGAGATAGAGATGAAAGACCAGCACATGGACAAACGGTATTGACTACATCAATTGGAATATCCATTGGATGTGCTAATTTACCATATGTGGCTTTTGAGAGGTTCAGATAGGGCACTGAATGATCATAATAATTTAAAAGGTGTGTTTCATTGTCTTGGAAACCATCATAAGTTAAGATATAAGAAGGTTTCTTACCAAAAACATTTTCCATAGCAATAGTTGATCCACCAATTAATGGTACTATACTAGCATAATTCATGATAAAAAATCCTCTAAACTATTGCCAGGTACATGCTTTATAAGAGAATTAATTCCATTCCAATAGGGATAAAATTCTCTAGATAAGTGTATTGATTTTGGTTTTTCCATATATTTAAAATCAAGTTCGCCTTTACCATTTATTAGATAATCTGTCCACTTAATTAATAAACCTGCGTCTTCAATATATTGATTAAATATATTACGAGCAGTATTTCGTTCTTCCCAAGAACCCCAAAATGGTTGGCCTTTATACCAACCAGATTTTGGAATCTTACGAGATTCATTCTCGATTGGAAGGAGCTCATAGATTCGTGCTGGAACAGATAAGTTTCTCACCTCCGCTACATATCGTTCGGCTAGCTTTATAACGTTCTCTTTGAGGTCTCCTTCTAATCGACAAAGATGATGTCTTATATCAATATTGCCAAAATAAAATTCTAATTGATCTACATCAAGATCAACATAAGTTTCTAAACCATCGCTTAAAGCACCATTGCAGGTTTTAAAAGGGATGCTATTAACATTCCAACCGGGACGATATAAACAAATAGCATGAGAATCTCCCACCACCATTTTTTTAGTTGTATGTGGATATTTAATTGTAGTTGCTTCATTATACATTCTCTCTAAATTATTTAAGTCTACATCATACCATTCTGGTTGAACTTCTTTTTTAGCTGATTCCAATTTTGACTTAACCATTTCATGGTATGGTGGAAAGTCGATTCCAATAGAATATACTTTTCCTTTAAATTTAGAAAAGTTAACAGTGTTTTGAACATATGGAAAGCCATACATGCCGCCAAACATATTAAGTCCACCACTCCAATCATTACCATGATAAACCCACATAGTGTCATAAACATTGTGGTCATGAATTGTTCCGCCATAATTGACATCGCATTGTCCGAATTCTTGTTTGATTTGATCTCCATATATTACTCCTTGTGCTCCTCTATGAGATGCTGCTCTTTTTGCGATAGGAATAAATGGACAGTTAATTATATCCATTGTTCTAGCGTTCCTTGATTTATTTTATTTTTTAAATCTTCTGCAATAGTTTCAAATGAGTCAAAAGTTAATGGAACTATTCTTTTTTCTTGAGCTTTTGGATTATCTTTAATATGCATAAAACAATCAAATTGACAAAAGGTTATTTCAACTCCAAATGTTGTTAAATATCCTCCTCGTTCTAAATTTTTAGCATAATAATCTGCTTCACTATCATCTATAAATTCAAAAAAATCATATTGATTATCTCTAACTGAAAGTATATAATCTTCCATTATCGAATTGTTACTAAATTTTACGTCAGGAAAAACAAATTGTAATCCTCTTTTAGCTCCAGGTCCAACTAAACAAAAATCATCATTTTCATCGATATGTGGTAAATCAGCCGACCTAGAAAAATTACAAGGTGGATGATAAGAAAAATATGGACCAATTCCTCTCCACTCTTTAAGCCATTTACATACATCTCTTAAACGATTATTTCTATCCATAACAACTTCAGAAAGACCTTCAAAATCCAAATGAATCATCCATTGAATCATATCTGATAATTGAAATGGTTTGTTTGGATTATTTGTCATCAATCTTACATGATTTCTAGCAGCAGTTTGAAGAGAAGTTTGTAATTGTGTTGTTCCCCAAATTTTTGTTTTATGAATATTATTATTAAGATTATCATTTATAAAATTAAAATAAGCATCATCCACATCATATCTAGTAAAGTCAATTACATTATGATAATCATATGAATTGCTTGCAACTAATGTTAAAGTTGGCATTCCAACAAATTTAACTGCCATAGCATTAAGAATTTGATTTTTAAGACTTAAATCTTTTCGATTAAATACAAAATTCTCTAGCCAATATACTTCAGCATGTTTAGATCTATTTGGATTCCAATAACTTACTTCTTCACGCATCGCGGGTACGGACGGCACGTACGTGCGTATGTCGTACGTGTCACGTATGTACTCACGTGTAAAGAATTCTTTAACCCATGAGTTAAACATAATGAAATTTCTTTCATTTCTATTATTTCTTAATTCACTAAGAGAAATCATTTTATAAACAGAACGTCCTTAAATCTAGCTTCATTCATAGAAGCTATTTCTTGAATCTCATGTGTTTTTGCGAATGATCGAAGATTTTGTTTTTCATATATTTTATAACCCAAGTTAGTTAAGAATTTGCCAACATCATCTCTTGTTAATCCTAAAGATTTTAAATGTTTTTCTTCTACTTCTGCTTGAATAATTGGATTACATCTTTTTATAGTTTCAATTGCACCTTGTAGTACAAATAGTTCATGTCCTTCTGCATCAATTTTAATAAAATCCACTTGTTCAAAATTATAACTATCTAAACTTTTGCATTTAACTTCAAGTATTTCATCATTTTTATATTTTCTTGTAAACACTCCAATCTTAGCTGTATCATTAGATTGTTCGTTAAATCTCATAGTAAGAGTTTGATTTTTATCACTTAAAGCTACATTATGTGGTATAACATTAGCACAATGGTTATCATCAATATTAGTTTTTAAAACTTCATGTGTCCATGGAATTGGTTCGAATGCATGAATTTCTTTAACCCAGTCAGACCAATGCACCGACATTTCACCAATGTTTGCACCACAATCAATAATAACTGGTCTTTCTCCATTATGAATATCAATAAATTCTTTAAACTTTTCTATTGCAAATAAAGTATTTCCTTTTTCCGTGTGTCCAGCACGCGCTTTTCCATTTATTGATCCTAAGCATATTTCATGCCAACCCATACCGCCACCTTTTCTAGTTGCTATGGTAAAGATTTTACCTGTTCTAGGATGTCGAGGGAGTTTTTTTAATAGGGTTTCGTTAGTATTCAATTAATTGTCCATGTTGTACATGAACCATATTTATGTCTGGATGATATTTGCGAATTATATTCATTTGTATTTCATCGTCTTCATAATGTAGTCCAATATTATATTGTAATTTAAGTTGTGTTAATACTTTAGCTTTCCATTCACCTGAAGCTTCTCGTGAATATTCAGGATCTTCTCTAGGTATAGGATTAAAGTATATAGGATTATTTATACCCCTATCAAATAATATATCTAATACGAATTTAGATTCTGATATTGGTCGACCAGTGATAATTATATCATTTATACATGGGCGCATGCCAGTGAAGTCAGGGCCCATGTAAATAACACCGTCAAAATCAAATGTATTGATTTTATTCATAATCTAATTCATCACCTTGGATTGTGTGTGGAAGATCTTTAGCTTTAGGCCTTTTATCTTTTACTTGATCTAAAGTCATATCAGTATATTGTCTATCAGCTAATGCATCACATTCAGCTTTAGCATCTGCTGTTAACATTTGAACGGGTGGAGTTTTTTGAGTCCAAGCAGAAGCTCCTCTCAAATAACCTACAATACCCATTTCAGATGCTACCTTACAGAATCTTATTGCTGATACTACCACTCCACCAGAGTTTGGTGAATCTTGTACAGACATTCGAGCAGATATTTCGTATCTTGCTCCTCCAAATCCATAAGCAATAATATCAAAGTTCGCAATTTTATTGTCTGAACTTATATATTCACCACCAGGCTTTTGTTGTACAGTAAGAGATGGACCAGCAAATAAAGTCATTCCAGCAGTAGATTCGTCTCTAACGATATTCTGTCCTTTAAGAACATTTTCTTTCGAGACATGCTTTGAA